GGTGGAGCTAATGCCCTAGTAACACCGAGGTGCTTTCGAGCGACAGGCCGACCCCCGACGGGCCTAACCTGACTCACCCCCGTTTGTCCTGCGTGCTGGACACGCCCCGCGACAAACGGCTGCTTCTCCCGAAGGTGAAAAGATTGTGTGGGTATCCGGTAGTGGCGTAAGCCACAGTCCTCAACTGGTCTGCAAGGCACTAGCAGCGCAGACTCCCAACCCGCATCGCGTAAGCGACCGGCCTTCGACCGACTTCCCTCGTCCCCCCTGTTAAACCTACGTGAGGTCCCCCTACCTTGTCAAAGGTCGCCGTGAATCCCCCCAATCGGAGGGTAAACAACACGGTCGTTGCGGAGGAGAGATCCCGTATGGTGGGGTGGTAAGAGTCACGGCTCAACTGGCCACAATCAGTTCAACGAAACAGCCGAATACAAACGGCCAGAGGTGTCTGGAACACCTTCTCTCTTCGCCTAATGCGCCAGCGAATCAATGGCCTGGCGCCAAAGATCCAACAGCATTAGGCCCACGCCTTCTTCCTCCGTCTCCTCTCCTTCCGGGAAAAGAAAGAAAACGGGCGCTTTTACCGACGCAGCGCATAAGCGTCTCCTCTTGTTGCCGACGAAGCTACAATAGGACCTACAGGGGATTCCCCTGTAGCGGTATGTCCGACGTATGGAACCGCAGGACGGATTCCATACATCTCTCTTTAATCCCCCCATCCGACCATTGCTCCAGAACCAGTCCCTAAGAATACTGGCTTCAATGGTTGTCGCGTCTCTCCCTACGACGCGACGCAGCCCTTCTGGAACGACCACCTGTGAAGGTGAAACGGGAAGCTCTGTAAAGAGCCTCGTTCTTCGAAGTTGCCTCTCTCTCTTGTAAGAGGCATAGGACGTATGTCCTAGCTGGGATGGAAGGAACCCCCATCTCCTCCCGATCCGCGTTCGCGAGAACGCGTCCTGACCCCTGTCATCAACGCCCATGGCCTTCGCCATGTGCATCATGCCAGGGAAATCGGAAGGAGCTCCTACCCTGCGATAATGGCGTATTTCACGCCACTTACCCCCTGCTTGTAAGAAGACCGTTGAGTTGAGCTCAGCGACATTCTTACTCACGGTCGTCTTCGTGTAGTTGAGCCGGTACCCCTTGGGGTAGTCCTGCACTACACGATCCCCAACAGAGCTGACGAGACAGTCATCGCCGTTGATAAGGAACCGTGAGTCTCCACAATTCCGAGCTGCCCAGGAGGCAGCAAGGTAAGAGTGAAGACAGAGAAGGGGGAAGCAAAGGTAGGATCCCATACTCTGCCCGTGCCCGACCCTTGAAACACCACCCTCTAAATCCTCAAAGAAAGGACTAAGAGACCCGTACGCCAGACGTCGTACGGAGCGAGGGATCTTCACAGAAGTGAAGAAAAGTGTGTCAAGGATGGCTGAAGTCACCTCGTGACTCAGTCCGTCAGATGCGGAAACGAGGTCGACTGACGTCTGGACCTCGTGTACACAGGTAGAGTTGATCCTCTTCTCGGTCGGGGGACCGACAAGGAGCCAATCGGTGGTATCCGCCAGATGCTGGAACAGCATCCGGTGGACAGGAGCAAGAACATCAACCCTCTCATCCAAGATGAGAAGGGGTCTGTTCTTACCAGCCGAAAGGACATCCTTGTACCTGCCTGACAACGGTTCATCAAGTTCCGTTGTTTCCTCCAGGCAGAGTCGAAGAAACTCTTCCCTCCTGCCGCGCCACAAGTGGTCGGCACGAGAAGATTTCGCCTTGCGAGCGGTTGGATTAGGAAGATGATCGCCGACGAAGCGTTCATACTTCCGATCCCATCCGCAAGGGAAGAGTTTGGCTACTTCACGCCGAACGTGAAGGAGGTAGCCAGGATCGAGGGAGGGGGGGGAAGAAGACACGTTCTGCTCCCATGCAGGACGTGCCGACGGAGTGTGCGTCGCGCAACCTGCAGGCAGGTTGCGTTTTATGGAAGCCACGCTGAGAGCAAGCTCCCAGCGTTGGCGACGCGACAGTCTCTGCAGACGGCAGAGACCATTTTCCCCTCGCCGTTGGCAGCGAGGGAAGAGAACAGAGGCCCGCTCCTTGCCCTGTTCTAGAAGAAACACGTGGAAGCGTCCGAGAGAAGACGGATCGCAGTCCGGAAGCTCGCAATACGGCAAACCGTATCGAGTCCGAAGCAACTGCAATCCATTGTGGATCACCTCCTTGGTGATGCGCAAACTCTTGGAGCATGCACAACACCGCTTAACCCCTGAACCGCTGGCGGAATTATCAGGAGTGGTGTTAACGTGTACCACACGGCTACGCGCTGAGCGCACGATCTCTCGACCTGGAACGCCGGAAGGCACAGGAATCGATAGAGTTACCATAGCG